ATCATTTATAAGCCAATGATTATAAACCAATGATTATAATTCCTTTAGCTTTTCATCTAAAGTCTTTGTATTTTTTTCAACAAATTTTTGATTAATCATTAATGTTGAATATGTAGTTCCAAGACGAACACCTGAACCAATCATTTGTTGTGCACTAACACCACCAATAACGCTTGTGATATTTTCACTAGCAGCACGCTCTAAACTTTGAATAGGATATTGAAAAGATGTTTGTAACATAACATTGAGAGGCTCGCGCTTACGTAAACCAGTTTTTTCAATTGAACTAACATGTCCAGAGCTCGTCATTTCATCGGCAAAAATTGATGCAGTAATTGGAGTACAATTATCTTTCATAGCATTCATAATCTCATGCATAATTTTATTTCGAGCCGCATCAATACCATAAATTTCTTCGATTTCAAGAATGCTATCTGTTTGACAATGCAATGTATCTAAGAATGGTAAATTAAGAATTTCTGGAAGATTAGTTCCATCAGTTATAATTGCATAAATAGGTTTGGTTTCAATAGAACCCTTTCCACTAGTAATTTTACCTTCCTTGTCTAAAACATCTCTATCATTAACACTTGACATTCTAAGTTCGGACACATAAGCTCGACTGATTCCATTAACACCACGAATAACTAAACTATAAATTTTTTCCTTAAAATTTTCTATTTTTTCCTGAATAACAAGAGCATCGTTTGATTTGACTGACTTAAAGAATACATTACGAATATAACATCTCATAATAAGATTATTACTATTTTCAGGTGTATAAACAATGAAAAGTTCTTTAAACGCTTTACGTAATCCTAATACTAATGTATCAAGTTTCATCGATTTAAGAATCAATTCATCTTTATCAAGTTCAAATCGTAATACCCAACGAGACAAATCATTAGGAAGTGCAAGACCCGCATGACGATGTTCAAAACTTTTAATCATTTCACTTTCATGAACATAATTAGGATGAACAGGTTGTCCATATTTTTCAAAGAAGATTTGTGTTTTCGATACGAATCTCTTAAATGTCATCATTTCAATATGATTAGCAAGTTCTTGAACTTTAGCTTTATTATTTTCCCATTCTTTATCAACTCTCAAAATCATAAGAGGATTTTTCATTTTCTCAGTATGCTTAGCACCCAAGATTTCTTTAATGCGAACAATTTGATTAGTTTTAGTACCACCACCTGCACCAGATCTATGCTTACTATTTAACACGAATTGAGTCATTGGTTCACTTAAACATTGAGATGCAATAATACCCATTGCACAACCATACGCAACTAAACTTTTTTTATAAATTAATTTAATTGATTCAATTACTCTATCGAGTAATTCATCAGTCATGTTTTCTTTAATTAAATTAGATGTACATAAGTAACTTCTAATTAAAATTCGAAGTAATGTTACTGAAGCTTGTAAGTAAAATGGAATATAACCACGTTTTGCTTCTTGAATATTATTAAGATGTGCATAAGGCAAAACTTCACATAATTCATTTACTTTTTTAATTGTCATTAGAGGATCAAGCATTTTTCCTGCAATATCTTTATAATTATGTTTAATATCAGTAATAATCCTAGGAATATTAACAGGCATTTGAACTTTATCACTCATAATTGTCTGTCCTGGATTGTTTCCTTCAAGATGCATGAAAATATTTCGATATTCTTGACGATCTTGCATGAGAACAGCGAATTCATCATCTAGAACTTTTTGAATGTTTTTATTATCATATTCCTTTCCAAATTTAATAGCGTTTGTATGATATTTGTCTTCGAAATCTTTGTCTGAGATCAATACAGTTGGAAATTTCATATTTTCACTATATCTTGGATCAACACCAGTTTCAGCAAATAAGATTTGAATAACAGATTGATTTTTTGTTACCATGCGTAAACTATTTACAACAGCAGTCTCAAGATTTTTAACAGCACAACGATTTTGTTCACCCGAAAGAGCCGTTGACAAAGCATTACTAATTAAACCATGGCGGGTTTCCTGAGCAATAAATAATAGTGATTCTGGAGATAACCCTTCTCTAAAAGATTGCTGAATATAACCATTTGCAATTGGTCGAGGATCGTATCGCTGAAAATATGGACTTGTTCGTTTCCATCCAAATTGTTTAGGTGCTCGTTGATTATTAATTGTTTGCTGACCAACAGCACCATTGATTGCCATAATATTTTCAAGTTTGCCTTTTGAACCACTTAAAACTAATCTACATAATCCATTAGTATCAAAATCGATATCTTCTAAAATAGGACCGATAAAATCATCACCGGGATTAAGAGCATTAATTTGAAGAGCTTCATAATATTCTTCAAGGGTTTGTCCAATAGGAGCATAAATTTTACGCTTTACAAGTCTTTGGTGAATCTTTTTTGATTCATCTAAAATTCTAGCAGTATTCATTTTAATTTTTGTTTGAGCTTCTTCACTAATAAACATATCTTTAATACCAACCGTAAATCCATGATTGTAAAAGAATTTTGTAATTAATTGTTGAAAACTATAAATAACATCAATAGCCATTTCAGCACCATATTCATTATGAATAACATGAAATAAACTATTATTTGATCCTGAACCAACTGTAGCTTTATCAAGTACACCACTAACATGTTCACCATTTATAACCTGAACTTTAATATCAGATGGTTCATAATCAATCCATTTATTTTTTTCGTATACGGGTTTGTAGAAACTAGGGTCTTTATCAACATAATTAATACGTGGCAGAACCATTGAAACAATTTCACGTCCTGTATACATATCTTTATCAAACTTAACTTTACGACGAACTTGTGTATCAATCTGACTGAAATGCTGCATAGCATGCCATTTATTCATCTTAACATTATGATGAGTAAACTCAAACATACCAATACATGTATCTTGTTCAACGCCAATAAATGGGCTTTGATCTTTGTAACTAATAAACCAATTTCCAATACTGCTAACTATTGCTACTTCATTGCGAGATACTTCACTTCGTGGAATGATTCCAAGCATGCAATCGCCATCCGTATGCATACCAGGAATACCCTGAGTTGATTACAAGCGCAACTCATTTATTATTCTTTTAGCTTTCACTAAAAGCTGGACTATACCTTAAGCCATTTCAAAAGCGATTAACTTTATCATAAATGACCAACACCCTTTAAGTCTCTGAACGCTTTCCATATCTCGTTTTCATGTCCAATGAACATGAAATTATCAATGACGAGAGTTAGGACTACGATGCGGACTAGCCATTGTCCTGAAGAATTCTCAATTTACTAAGAAACTTCAAATCGGACGATCTCTAACGTTGTTCCTATACTCGAGGCAATTAACCTGACCACTTATTCACTTTCGCAAATAAGCTTAGGAGTTAGAGCTTTAGGGCAGCCCCGCAATTGAGGTGTTTCGCTAATTATTTTGAAAATATTTCGCTATTTTCAAATAATAATTAACTAGGCAGTATCACAGTTTACCGATGTAGATCCTATTGTCATAGGATAGAAACTTCTTAAATATAAAGATTTAAAAAGCCAACGCGCTAACATCGCTGCTGCCTGTTGATTTCAATGGAGGGTTAAAAATCAGCGTTGTAAAATTTACAGGACGATATGTTGAGCCTTAGCGTAGCCCCTTTGTACAAGATTTTAACATTATGTCCACCAATTGAACTAAATAATAAAGATGGTTGTCTACCGAATCCGATAATATCACCATCAATAAGATGACGTTCGATTACATCACCATCTTGAAGTTCATAATCTGCTGGAATTTTATTCATAGTGTATTTTTGTCCATTAGATTTCTTAATCAAACGATTACATCCAGGATATTTCTCACGATTAAGAAAGAATTGAGTAAGAATATGACGATTCCAAGGTTGTACACACATAGGAACTGTTAATTCTTTTGCAATGGTTACAGGAACACCTACTTCATTTGGTCGAAGTAAATTATCTTCAGTGATCACACTTCTAGTCATATAGTTACAACGACGAGCAGTTAAATGTTGACGTGGTCTACCTGTCTTTTTTGGCCATCTATCAGCAATACTCATCATAGGTTTATTGGAAGCATCGGCAGAACGTCTTTTACCAGATCCTTTAATAAGATCGTAAACAAATCCATCAAGTTTAATATATGATTTTGTTAATTCACTACGAGCTTGATTATCTAATCTATCTAATTCTGGTATGGTAGTTGGAAGGGTTTCATTAGTAGCTACAATATGACGCATTAACTTAGTAAGATCATTATGACTTACTCTACCACCTGCAGCTTTTTTGCTATCAGGTCTCATCGGATTGGTAGGTACTTGAATCCTATCAATAATAAGTTTCTTTGGATGAGAACTTAAAGGTTTTCCAATTTCTACAACAGAATCATTTGAAATACGTTTTAACGCGTCCCAAATCTTATGATTGTAAAATGGTTCTTCTTTGATTAATCTTTTATCAGCATAATATTGTTTATTAATCATAAGAGGTTCTAATTTATTACGAACAACAATTGGATGTTCAGCACCACAATGCTGACAATTCTTTAAGTTTTTTGCCATATTAGCATATTCTTTAAGAAGTTTTGATTTCTTAGCGTTGATCTTGTTTTTATAAACTGTTCTTCCACATTCAAAACAAAATGCTTTAAGCCATACCAACAATCTATTAGTAAACATAAAGATTGGATTTTTAACAGGATATTTCAATTCAACCATTCCAAAATGACCAGGACATGTGTCTTTCTTATTTAAACATGTTGGACAACGATATTGATCATTAGGTGGACCCATATGAGCATCTTGTAGTCCTCTTGGTACTGGTTCATTACCTCTATAACTATTTTTATTAGAAACATTAACATATGATTCATCTTTAATTTCATCACTTCCTTTAATATAAAAAGTGATAGAATGAATTTTACTACTAGGTGTAAATCTTGAGATCTTTGATGTTTCGTGACTGAACATTTTCTAAATTAATAGATTAAAGTTAGATAAATTAATGATAAATATCTTATATTTGAGTGAATATTAAAAGATTGTAAATTCAATCTTAAACAGACAAAAAAGACACCAGATTATATATATTATAATCCTAATTTTCAAATAGCAAAAAAAGAAAAGAAATAAAAATTTTCGGGAAATATGGAAACCACACACCGAATGAATCATTACTCTTATTCATATAGCAGTTAAGGATCGTTTTTGTAACAAACAAATCCAATACCACCTACAACACCTGTTGGAGGTGGAGTAGGAGTTTTGTTATCTTTTCCATATTCACCTGAATCTTGTTTTTTAGATTCATTAATAATTTGAATATCGATCTTAAGATTGGGACGACGAAAAGGCATGATTGGATTTGCTGATATGCAAGAAATTGCTAATTTTTATAGAAGATTATTATTCAATTTTTTGATTTAATCAAATAAACGTATAAAAACTGATGTTTTTTTCAATTTTTTTCTTTTGTTAAATTATAGGTTTTTAGCTAAAAAATTGATATTTTTAACAAAAAAATTGATATTTTTAGCAAAAAAATTGATATTTTTAGCAAAAAAACATACTTTAAACTAATAACAATAATAAATGGATACTAAAACTATTGATGAAAAATCTAAAAATAATGATGAAAAAGTCAAAATTCTCTATAAATTAAGAATAATTAAAATAGGTTGGCTTAATGAACAAATGTATCATAAATTACTTAAAAAAGAAAGAATAGTAAATATTATGGTACATATTATTCAAGCTATTGTATTTATTATTAATGTTATAGCTACAGCTATTGGAGAAGATATCAATTATAGATGGTGGACTATTACAACTGCAATAATTGCTACATTCGCAAGTTATATCAATAAAATGAAAGATGATACTGCATACGGATCAAAAATTGAGCTTCATCGATTAATGACTGATGAATGTATGAAATTTACAGATTCAATTGATGTTAATCAACATGAAATAAGTAAAATTTATGATAGTCTTTTAGAAAAAAGCTCAAAATTGCATATTGATCCTGAAATTTATGATTTTTGGGAAATTGAATTCAAAAAGCGAGGTATTAAAGATATTAATGCATTTGATCTATCAAATGAATTATCCAAAGAATTAGAACAAATAAATGTTATAATATCACCTCGTGAACATAATCCAAATATTACTACAACAGCGATACAAGCTAAAAATAAGAAAGCTGATTTTGAATTACAACGATTATTTCAAAATCTAAATGCAAAAGAAGACCAATAAAAGATTTATTTTTTAAAATAACTATAATAATTTGAAAAATACAATAATAATTTGAAAAATACAATAATAATTTGAAAAATACAATAATATTTATTATACTAATTAAACCAATAACAATCATAAATAGAGAAAATAATAAAAAAAATGGAGGAAGAACGTAAAATGAATCCTTTATTTGAAAAACTTCAAAAGAAGTTTCAAGAAATGAAATTAAAAGAACACGCCGAAAAGGTCAAAGAAGAAAATCTTACTTTATCAGAACGATTCGAAATTCAAACCAGAAACTTTGAAAATACTCTTTTTAATATAACTCTTTATAATGTTCGAGAACCTGTTAAAGAAATGCCATTATCTATGATATATACTATACAAAATGATCTAGAAGAATATATTTATCTTGAATATTTTCGTTCAAAATATCCATATAGTTCTGTTACAATAGATGTTCATACAAATGGTTCACGTAGAGTTAAAGTGACTTTACTTGATGAAGATAGAGAAAAATTTCTTTATGCTCGAGGTTTTAAAGTTGAGCAAAGACAAATTCCCGAAACTTATTTCGTACCGTTAAGATAAAATTGAATATTATTATTAATATTATTAATATTATTATTATTATTATTATTATTATTATTATTATTATTATTATTAATATTATTTTTTTATATTTTATCTGATTTATTTCTTTATATTTTATCTGATTTATTTCTTTATCTAATTTATCAAAATGACTGTAAAAAAATCAAAAATACATTGCGAAGTTATTTATCATGAAAAATCTTATAATATCAGTTTTTATGATTATTTGTAAGTATTACAATTAATATTATACACTATTTTTAAATAATTTGTATTATATAGAATTTAATAATTAGAAATTGAAATCTTTTTAACAATGTCTGGTCAACTTTCACGTAGTTATTTTTTGTTTGCTGGCGTTGATGCAAATGTTCCAACTAGTTTAACTGCTATAAATGCATATAATACTTATATAGCAGGTATATAATTAATCTTTTAATTCAATACTTCAATAATAGTTGCTAATAATTTCATATCATCTAATGGATATGAAAGAATCATAGGTTTACTAATTGATGATTTTCTAATTCTTGGCGAATTAATAGGTGTTATATCTTTTACAATTAGAAAATCATTTTTCAATGTTTCTTCATAGTTATTTGTATCAATAATTTGCAAATATGGTTTATGAACAGCAAATTTATTAATTTTATCAATAAAAGTAGGTATGCCTACTATAAATAAATCTATTTTATTTTTAGTTTCATCTAAAAATAAGGATCCTTCCATCTCATTAGATGCAAAAATAATATCAATTTCCCATTTTTGTAATTTATGTCCAATATCAATCCGTCGTTGTTCATTATTATCAATTATTAAAAATTTTTTACCTTTGATTCGTTTTAAACTATTATCTGAATAAGAATTTTGATCTTTACATGCTTCAATAGTAAATTTAACTGTTCCATCTTTATCTATAATCAGATATCCTCCCATTAATGATATGAGTTTTTTGGAAATAAATAATCTTTCATCAATAAGTGTTTCAGGTTTCTCAATATTAAATTCAATTGACCAACATATTATTTCAGTATTATCATCATTCACATCTATTATCATTTCAGCACTTATTACACAAAACT